CGCATCGTGTGATCCACGGCTGCAACGTCTGGGAAATGTAGTTCAGCTCTTGCTGTTCCACGTTCGAGAAGGTGGCTCTCTCCAGATCGCCTAGCTTGTGAGGCGGAATCTTGTAAATTCGTGCGACTTCACCAACCTGAAACTTCCGACTCTCTAGGAGCTGGGAATCCTCAGGATTGAAGCCGATGTTCTTCACGTCTGCTCCACCAGAAGCAATCGAAGGCTTGTTCGACTTGTTGACTCCCTGGTGAGCTTCGTTCCATGTCTCTAGGATGTTTTCTTTGTTTTCTTTAGTTAGCTTCTGAGGGTGTGTCAGTACAACTGTAGACAAGGCTCCGTTACCGAAGAACCTAGCGTCGAACTGTTCCATCGCCTTGGTCAAACCAAGAGTTTCGCGAGCCTCAGAAATTGGGCTGAGTCCCTTCACGCCGTCACGAGACAAACCACGAAGGTGCATAATCTCTTCTTGGAAGAATCCTCTAGGCTTGCCTGTAGTTGTACCTGCTCCGTTGAGTGTGTAAAATAGCTGGCCTTCTCGCTCGCTGCCTTTGCCTATGCGGGTGATGACTACTTGATCTGGTTTCAGAGGCCAGAGGTTTGCAACGTCTCCACCGTTCGTCATCTGGATTTGTGCGTAGCCATTTCCGTTGATTAGTGCGGAGGCTAGCATGAATTGCCAAAACTCGAATGGGGTCATCTCCGGGTTCGGTCGGTTGCGGAGAATCTGGAAGAGGGGATGCTGGAGCGCTGGTACCTTGCCGCCGCCATCCAGCCGTCTGAAGAGATTCAGCGGCAATTGCGCGATAGACTCTGAAATGACCGTCACCGCAGCGTAGACTGCGGTGATGGTGAGGGCGTTGGCCTCACTGATCTTCACACCCGAAGCTGTGGGGCCTAGTGTCATCAGGGCCTCAAGTTCCGGTGTCAGTTCTTTCAGATTAAAATCGCGCGCTTCTACTGCGGCTTTGCCGCGAAAGAGGTCTCGAAAACCCATACGCACACTGCTCCCTGTGGTCTTGTACAAGACATAACCAGTTCAAACTTTTTAGCCGAAATAAAAGGCGTCTTCTGGATTCTCGTACTCCCCATCGTCTTTATTGTCGATAGCTCGACCAATCGCCATGATGAGGGCCACAATGCCGTCAATCTTCTGTCTAGCCTTGCCTTTATCTGGGCAGACGTTCCCGTTCGGATCCAGCCGGACTATCATGTTGTCTGCGTTCCACCTGAGGACAGGATGCCCCCCGTGGGCGATAGTGCCTCCCAGCACCTTCCGCTCCAGTTCCTTGGTCGGAGCGCCCATCGTTCTGTGGCCTTGGCGCATCTTAACCATTTCAATCCCTGCCTCGTACATCCTCGACGTGACTTGGTTGGCATTCCAGTCGTCGAATCCTACTTCGACCAGATCATATTTGTCGGTGGCTTCTACAATGCAGGACTCGATGAAGTCGTAATCCGTGACATTCCCTGGCGTGACATCTAAAAAGCCGTCTCGAACCCAATCGAGGTACGGAACCTGATCCTTCAGCCCCTTTTCCCTCAAACCGTCTTCCGGCAGCCAAAAGCGCGGAATCACCCACCACGGCTCGTCTGGCCCCTCTGGTGGGAATATTAGAACAAAAGCCGTTAGGTCGCGGGTACTTGCGAGGTCGAGCTCACCGTAGCACTTGCGACCGGTAAGATCAGGTATGGCCTGATCGCATTTATCCCAGAAAGTCAGGTCGAGCCAACGACTGGCTTGCTGGACCCACTGGCTAAGGTGAAGCTGGCGGAAAGCGTTTTGCTTGGCGGGATTGTTCTTTGCTTCCTCGCACTTAGCCTTCAGGGACTTCATCATGATCGTGTGCCCGAGCGACGGGTTAGCTTTCGCCCACACCTTTGGATCCGTCCAGTCCTCGTCTTTATCCGCTGAGGCGACATATGAGTAGAACGTGTCGTCCTTTATGATCCCTTCACGCACCTGATGAGCGTATTCCCTCTGCTGCCAGCAGACCGACTGCTGATCGTTCCCGGCCGTGGTAATCATAATCGTGAGCGGCTGTGTCCTGTTGACTGTACCAGCGGTCAATGTATCGAAATAATCCCTTCCAGCCTGTCCGGGAAATACATGCAGCTCATCTAGGATCAAACAGGACGGATTGATACCGTGGGCGCTTTTTGCATCGCGGGCTCTCGGAGAAAACGTCGAACCTTTGTACTCCAGTGAGTGCTGCAACACTTTGACTTTGCTGGATAATCTAGGATTCGCTTGTACCATCGACTTAGCGGCCTTAAAGCACAGGCCCGCCTGCTCCCGGTCAACGGCGCACGAGTAGACTTCGGCCTCGGGTTCTCTATCGCAAACCAACATGTATAATCCAATTAAAGCAGCTAGTTGCGTCTTACCGTTCTTCTTAGCCACCTCGATGTAGGCGGTCCTGTATTGACGGGTACCATCAGAATTAAGCGTCTCGAAGATGTCCTTGAGGATTTTCTTTTGCCACGGGAGCAATTCGAACGGCTGCCCCGCGAACCGGCCTTTTGTATGGAGACAGTAGGTCTTCGCGAACCCTTCGATGGTGGGCTGTTTACTCCGGGGCATTAGCAAGCACCTCGGTCCAACATTGATGAACTTCCTTGATTATCTAGTGCCCAAGAAGACGATGTTTGGTTAGCCAAGAACCTCCAGAAACCCTCTGAGAGGGCTTCTAAGCCTGCTAGAACTATTTTCAATTTAAACGAAATAATTTGCGGGATTGAACTAAAATACATTAAAGACCTCTTATCTCTATAATATGGTCCAACAGGTATTAAAGTTTCGCATGATCTGTCCGATAATATATGAGTCAAAAGGAGTAAGAAATGGCTAATAATCACGGAGCGAGCGTTAGAAAGTTCGCGAGAGAGCGCATCAACACGATCAAAGTCCAGATGGACGACCCCTCGAATCGTAAGAAGCTCTACGGGACAGTGGAGGCGATCCTCGAAGGTCTCAAAGACACCTACGGACTCCACGAGCACGTCATCACTATCGTCAAGCCTATCACCGACCGCCGCCGGAAGAACTTCGGTAAGGGCGAGCGCTGGCAGGTCAAGAACCCTGCTTACGTCGCTCCCGAAGATCGCCCCGAGGGGTGGGAGATTGCTGGTGGGGCAATAAGGGTCATCTGTGACTGGGAGCGCAACAACAGAACCCGCTACCGGGGCATCTTGAACGGCCACGCTGGCGGGATCGCTGCCGAGAAAGTCCATCGCAAGGTCCGCCTGGGGCTCAAGATGACGGCCGAAGAGAAGGCTGTAGACGCTCGTAGGCTGGCTGACCGGCGTGATCGGATCGAAGAGGTCTGGGCTCCCTACGGTGGCTGGCAGATGAGCGCCAAAAGCCGCAGGGCGCGCGACTCTAAGATCGACCGGCGTGGGGCGATCGAGGCCAGCAGATAAGCGAAGACAGTAGGTCTTTGCCCACTCTTCGATGGTGGGCTGTTTACTCCGGGGCATTCTTTTCCTCGGCGTCCATCTCGACGGCCATCCACCTCATCCTACGAACTGCCGCCTCCGTGCCTTTCATTTCCTTCTGTTCTTCGCGCCGATGCTTGCTGATGAGGCGGCGATTCTCTTTCCACTCTGGATCTTGCATCTTCTTCAGATAGCGGGTACGGTGCGCAGCCTGCTGCGTTTCAAAGTCTTTGTAGGCCATCTGCTACTTAAAATCTCCCGAGTCGGAATCGTCATCATCTACAGCTCCAACCCCCAGGGTCTTTCTAGCCTTGGGAGTGAGCCCTAATTGAACGGCGCACTTGAGCGCATCGTTTCTAGCCTGACGAAGCTGGCTCCAGGCTGGAGACGGCTGAAGGCACCCATTTGGCGTTGTGATCGTGCGACCTTCTTTCCGAAGCTCCTTCTCCAGCTCCCGGACATCGCTCATCGTGGAGCAGTACAGCTCTAAGGCTCCACGGTCGGCCTCGATCAATAGTCCAGCCTTGACCATCTCTGGGACTACCCGCCGCCATTCGATCTTTGCTTCTGGGGTAAGGCGTCTCGGGCAACTAAGCATTATCATTCTCCTCCGAGGCTTCCGTGATTCTATGGGCCTCGGCCAGCATCTCATCAAGCGGCTGCTTCTGGATCGGGTCGGGCTTGGATCCCCACCGTGTTCCGGCGATGGTACTAATCCAGTCCATCAAACTTTGTACTGACTCAATCATGTGTTGTCCCCCCTTTCAAACCCCCTCCCGGGAATCGGTTTGAACTAAAAGTGCTTC